CCATCCCATCTGTACTCCTGATGTTCCGACAAATGCGATAGCCATGTTTCCGATAGCATCATGCTCGCAATTCACGATCTCCCCATCCGGCGTCTTATAAGAAATCCCAGTGGCGAGCTGAATGTACTGCTTTTTGCCGTTCCATCCTTTACGAGCCACCTTAAGTCCTCTTTTCAGATAACGGATAGCATCTCCAAAGCCAAATGTTGACTGACCGCCAAGAACACCACAATTCTTTTCATCAGCAATCATCCAATCATCCCTCTGTGTGTGCATGAAAGTATATTCCACTCTCTGTGTTTCACGGATATCAAGAACTTCTCCCTGTCCTTTGTCGGAATCTTTTGATCTGCAATGAATCATAATTGTCTGCTTATCAATGTCCCAACACCAGTAACCATTCCAACCAGGAAGTTTCACCTTTTCTCCATGTTTCATTGCTTCAAATGCTTCTTTGAAATTCATGATTTACTACCTCCTATTCTTCTGTATGACATGTATTTGTTATTTTACCGTATACATCTTCGTAGAGTTCCTGCTTGTCTCCGTTATAGGTGTACTCAGCATAGATGCCATCTCCGCTGATAGTCGTAGATGCAAGGCACTTGTAATTCTGGAGTGTTTTGCATGACCACACCACGAATACGTTTCCAAGGTCGATCTGAACCTCCGGTCTGTTCTTGTGGTACCATTCAACGAGTTTCTTCTGTGCTACACTCTCGAAGTGAGCCATTCCTGTGATAATCATAGTTGACCTCCTAATTTGATTTTTTATTTGCCCATACAGCCTTTTGAGCTGTGGATCTTCCAAAATTGACGATCTTTCCGCTGCTATCTTTGTACGCTACCACCTGGGTTCGGGTACTGTCATAACTTCGGTTGGTCGTCCGACAAAAATTCTTGAGTTCCTTTTCTTTCTGCTTCAGCTCTACGCTGACGGATGAGAAATCGTCCTGAATGCACTTGATCTGCGCCTCATTGTCCGATTCCTTCATCGCCGCATCGTAGCTGGCAAGAATCCGCTTTTTTTCACGGATCGTTCGCTCAAATCCCCTCTGTATCTGGCTACATTCATAGTCAGTCAGAAGGTTTCCTTTGTACTTGTACTTCGCGCGGTCGTATTCTTCCAGGCGGTCCGCCGAATATCCCGGTTTTGATATTCCGGGCCAGAATGGGTAGAAACTATGTCTGCAATTCCAGCCACATAACCCGGCTCCCGTCCCATATCCGGTTGTTTCCGCAAAATTGGGATATCCCGGAGCTGATCCGCGAATCTTAAAAACCCTCCCTTGCCATTCGGCATGAGAAGGTCTTGCTCCTGAGTGGGCTGTGGTTTCGTAATATTCCGCGCCCATATCCTCTGAATACAGCTCCGTCAACTTCCCGGATGTCTGATTCACTCCGGTCAGCACAGACCGCCGGATAGCAACATCGAGCTGCGATCTTCCGCGTCCGTACAGCACATACGCACCGTCTTTCGCGGACTGTTTGATCGCTTCCCGAATTGCCTCGTAATATGAAAAACCGCCGGAGGTTACCTTCATGTAGGCAAGGTTGGTTGCCTCCAGGTATAACCCGCCCGCGGTGGATCCGGTGGTCATGGTCAGGTTCCGAATATCACCATTCGTCTTTGCGATGGCTGCTTCCAATATCTGGCTCATCGCCGGGGATATTCTCAGTTCAATATCATATCCAGCTTTCAGAAGCGGCTGTGCATCGTATCGGACTCCGGTTCTGGCGGAATCATGAAAGATTCTTTTTACCTCTCTTTGAGACTTCCCAGAGATCCGGGCAACATCCTTTACGATATCCTGCATCAGTTCTCCGTTGGCTCTGAGCTGGCGGATCTGCCATTTTGCCGAATCCGTCATCCGTCCAGTCTTTACGATCCGGCGGGCGATGTCTTCAGCAATGGATTGATTCAATGCGTCGTACATGCCGAGCAAGTAGTCCGTGCATGATCCAAGATATTCCGGTGTCAGCATTGGTCGCCCTCCTATTCATCTGGCGGGTACTGTGGTTCCTCCGGGATGTATTCTTTCGCTTCTTCCTCCGTACAGCCGAAGTACCAAGCGTAGAACTTCTCAATCTTGAGTTTTCCAGCCAGTACCATTGACCATCGTCTCTGATATTCGACCTCTGTATCCTCAAGGACTCCATCGCCCCAGGAACACGTTTTCTGAACATCTCCAGGCGGGACGATATCGTACAGATCACACAGCATGTTCATAATCTCGATAATGTCATTAAATCCCCTGTCCCACGCTTTCTGCATATTGCTGACAGTGGTGTAGGATCTCTGCTTCGATGCTTTGATTTCTGTCGCCGTCCGGTCAACTTGCTCTTCGTTGGAAAGTGTCCCGTATGCCAAGCCGCAAAGAAACTCAATTCGTCTGAGAAACTCATTCAGCCCTCGAAACATGGAACTGTCCCTGATTTCCGGGCTGTAAACCTGCAGCATGGCGTTGTTGTTCTTTCCCTCCGTGTCGTAGGTTCGGAAGAGCCGCTCTTTCCCTTTAGGGAGAACCGGGTTACCATTTTTGTCAATATCAAAAATGTCGGATGCTGCATCAACTGCCGCTTCTTTCGCTTCATATTCCCACAGGATCCGGGAATACTGTTTGTCCGCCGCTTCGATTACCTCCACGGCTCGAGAGAATACAGATGCTCCCAGTGGGGAATGAGAATCTACATTGTTCGCCCGGGGAACTTTGATATACAAAAAGAACGGCCTTTCGATGCCGTCCATATCCGTTTGTGGAGCAAGCCCCGCCCAGTCCTTGATTGTCTCCAGTGGGACTTCCTGCATAAACGGATGCTCCACGCTGATTTGGTCATCCTCAGTCGTCATCGTATTGAGCCGCTCAGATCTGTAGGCCTTGTTAACCACCGTGTAGTGGTTATTTTCAAGGCTGTGATGTTCAAGCCGTGTATAGAGGTAATCTCCTACCCTCTGCGTGTCGATGAACACAGCTCCGGTGATTTCTTTGTTGCTATTGAACGCCGTCGGGTAGAATCTGTTCGCCTGAACAAAATCAAGCTGGATTCCATCCGGTTTTCCGGTTACCGGATCCGTGCCGGAAACATACGGTTTGATGGCAATTCCTCCGAGAGCTCCCCACATCTCTATGATGTTGTCGAAATTGTTGAGATAATTCTCAAACTGCTGGTTCAGGAACTCCGCCCGGGCGCTTCCTTCGAGATTGAACTCAAATTCTGTCAGGATCAGACGTGCAAACTCCTCAGCGATCGCCGCCGGGAGATTCATGGATTTGATATCTTCTTCGCCGCCCAGCCATGGGGGCTTGTTCTCGTACATCTGCAGCCAGAGAGAAATGGCATTGTCCATAACCCCGGATGTTGCGATCTGTACGTTCAAATTACGTTCTAAGTTCTGTTTCGGGAACATTCTTCCTATCACTCTCCTCAAAAAATCGGTTATCACACTATTCTCACCTCCTCAAGAATTTTGAAATGTCGCGTTCGAATGAATACTCGAAAGAATCCAGGGTATCAATATCACTGGTTCCATCATCCAGACGTTCCAGCTCCAGGCTTTTAGGATCCCAGACCGCCATGCTCGCTGCCTGTTCAAAACTCTCACAATCCTCAGTAATAAGCAGCCGGTTCATCGCCGTCAGGGCGGTGGTAGCAAAGATTCGATCTGTGATCTTGCTCTTCATCGCGTTCACGACTTTGATGTCTCCATGTCCGCTCTGTACCAATGCCGTTCGAAAGCCTCGAATCAGCACCGATTCCGCCGAGTCTGCGTAGACTTTGGTGATGAATCCATATTCTTTCGTGACCGCCTCAATAAAGCGAATAAACAGCTCATCCAGTGCTTTCGGGTCGATGTCCAGTATCTTCTTCCCGGTGTCTGGATCATACTCGCCTTCCAGGTAGCGCCGAGACTTCAGAATTATGAGCTTTTCATATCCCTGTAGTTCCCCGGTCGCAACAAAAGCGTGGCCGGAGCCGTTACCTCCGAAATCCACGCCGACGTTGATGTGTATGATTTTTCCAGACCGTGCCATCGCCTGAGCAATTTTCTTCTCAATTCGGAACTTGCCATCTTTCGCCGCAATGGATGTTGCCAGCTTATTGTAGATCAGGCCTTCCGCAATGGTTCTTTCCCCCAGGATATCCCGGATGTACCAGATGCTATCAGGATCATACTGTGAGATGATCTCTTCGCGCCTTTCTTCCGAAATATTGATGTTATCGAATAATGTCATGTGGGCGTAATTGTATCCGCCCTTTAAGATGCCTTTTTGAGCTTTCTCCGCGTATTTGTCGATGTACTGGGCGTAAATCGGAGCTTTGGGGTGCTCCGGGTTCAGATCCCAAAAAATCTTACGTCGATGTGACGCAATGGTACGGTTGAAAGCCTCTTTGATGGTGTTATCATGATGCAAGTTGATCTCGGTTGCAATCCACATTCCATAGGAGTTACCGCGGATCTTCTGATAACTGGCAGATGATCCGCCGCCAGCAAAGATAACAATCTTTTCTTTAAAATTTGTATAAGGGCCTCGAATTGCCAGTGCATCGTTATCTTTGTAACTCGTCCATCGGCACTGTCCCCGGAAGATGTGTTCGAGGCCGAACCCGTTTGCATCGCCGATGTTCAGCTTCGCGTTCGCCATCGTGGATCCGGTTGCCAGATGGAACTTATCCGGCGTATCGCATAGTTCTTTCGCAAAAGCAAGGACATGATCGACCGTTTTTCCTGATCGAACAGCGCCCTCCAGGATATTGTAAGTGTTGTCCTGACACTTACGGATGTAGTCCAGGTGAATATCAGAAAACCGGTAAGGGACTTGTTTTGTGAGCAATACAGGGACTCCATCGTTCAGCATACTGATCCACTGATCGTAGCCCCATATTTTTTCGACGATATCGGATACATCCTCGATCTCGACCCCCTCACCAGATTTCTGCTTCTTCTCGTATTCGAACTGAGCTTCACGTAGCTGAAGTTCCGGGTTGAATCCGGCCGTGTCCCGGCAATATGCCATAGCGGACACATTTCCTTTCATAGCGGTCTGCACAGCCATGATATTTACCACATCTCCCAGGGACCACCCCTCTGAATTGATCCCCAAGGATTCCAGTTGTTCTTTCTGTTTCGGCGATATATCAAGCTCAAGAATCTTTCTCATGGACTCCCGGAGGTCTCGCTTTTGTCTCCTCGCTCTCCCGGATGCAACTCCGCCTTTCCTACTCAGTGCTTCGGCTTCCTCTCGGCTTCTATTCTGTACTAAGTTTTGTTCATTCGCCACACCTCCACCTCTCTTCTGCAACGCAAAAAGGACTCCGTATAGCCTCGTGTAGGCTTCCAAAGTCCTTTTGTGGTGTATTTGTCGTCTATGTTATTCTTCTCAACTCGCGCCCCGATTAGAGGGCGATTCTTTATTCTATTCTCCGTATAACAGAACTAAAGTTTTCTTCCCGGATTCAACGGATTTTGCAATGTCAATCCCGATCTGCCGATAGAACTCCGGGTGCACGATACATTCATACGCTCGTGCCATCGCTTCTCGCTGCTCTTTTGTTACGTTGATTCGAAAGTCTTTCGCCAGCTTTAAAGCCTTTTTGAAATCCCCGGCTTTGATCGCTTCCTTTACAATTTCTGTTTTCTTCTTCATGATCCCGTGCCCTCCCTTACTTCATTCTGATTGATGCGTACGTTTCCGGTGTCCAGGTATACCCGTTATGTGTCGGATCTGTTTCTTTGCCCCTTTGAAATTCTGGAAGATCTCGCTTTGTTTTCGGGTCAAGATTTCCTTCCGATTTCATATGATTGAAATACCCGCCCCAGTCTCCATAGTCAAAAAGATTCATCTGTCTTGGCTGGAGCGCCTCCTGTTCGTCATGGAACATATCGAGTTCCGTCTTTCCGGCTCTTTTCCCTTTCCAGGTATGAACGTCATATACATATCCCGGAATGTCGCTGGCATCTCTCATTCTCAGGTTTTCCACCTGCTGGTAATCAACGAACTCATCAAATTCCTCTTCCGTCAGGTTTCTATCTCCCCACATGAAGTTGCAAGCCACGTAATCGGCATCTCTGTTCTTTCTCGCCATACAGAGAAGAATGACTGCTTTTGCAATGAAAAGATCGTTCGTTTCCCCGACCTTCGCTTTTTTGTTTACGCACTCATCTGCCTGTTGTAAGGCGACGATTTCTTTTGTCATGATTCCGTAACAGTCTTCCGCCGATACGGTCAGCAATCTCTTCCAGAGGTACTTTCTGTACTTCCCGCTCAATTCGTTTGCAGCATACGCCGCGTGCGGAATATCGCATCTTCGAATCGCTTTCTGAATCATTGAACTCATTTCAAAAAGATCATAGCCATTTGTTGTTTTAAGATTGTATCCCATGCTTTTCTTCCTCCTGGTGTTGTGGTTTCTTTTGTTATTTTCATCTTACCGCCCTTTCGTACATCGAACAAGCGTTTCGAAACCATTCTTCCATTTTCAGCATTAGCACGGCATAAATGCCCGGATATTTGTCATCTTTGTACATTTATTTTGGCTGTGTTCTTCTTGAAGTCGTAATCATAATACTGGCCCCATTTATTCATCATTGCATATTGGATGGATTCATGAACGGATCGCGGTTCTGCATACCCATCGTTGGTGTCCATCGTCGCTTGTGTGCAATAATAAACTGGCTGTAAAATAACCCGGTTCAGCAAAAGTTCCTGCATGGCCATGTCAATATCGCTGGTCGCAGGATCTTCTGGATTATATTTCGCTTTGAATGCCGCTTTGTTCACCCACCGGATATGCCCCGGCATTGCTTTGAACTGCCATTCCTGATGGTATACGTAGGGAGCTGGCTGGGGATTGTCGTAGGCGAGTCCTAAATTCAAATCATATAGGATCTGGGCGATTCTTTCGCATTCCGCCGTTGCTCTCTCCCGATCCAACTCCCCGGTTTTTGTTCTGATCGGGGCTTTGTAGTCCATTCGGTAAAGCATTTCTTTTACGTCATCGTCCACGATGCAAATAACGTCCTCTGGAGTGTTTTCTATGATCCAGTAGAACGTTGACATAAAATCATGAACTTTTCCTTCCGGGATTGCCAGGATGTCTTCTACCCCGGCTTTACGGTACGCCTCTTCCTCTTCAGCTCTCACGACATAAGTACAGTATTCAAATACATTTTTCGTCATGATCGCGTGCGGCCGCATGTAGGACATGCAGTAAATATTAAAAGAAATATTCTGACTCATAATATTTCTGCATCCGCAGCCCTTCTTTGATGTTGGATCCGGCAATGAAATCTTTCTCTTTCAGCTCTCCCATCAACTGTTTGCATCTGAGATAAACCAGGTTCACCCCGGCTTTCCAGCAGAACCCGATCGAGGCGTTGATTCTCGGGTTGCATTCGAGGAGCTTCACTGGCGCGTTCTGCATGTGGCTCATTTCTGTTCTGGACTTTCCGCCCTCCAAAATAAAATCAAAACATGCATTTCCGTCAACCTTGAGATCCTCTACAATCTTTCGTGCAATCTCAAATGCGTTCCGGTTGGTTACGATCTGGCCATTGACTACCGCGCCAAATTCCATATCAAATCCAGCGTAGCCGACCATATCCAGGATTCTTCCGTGATCCGCCAGCACGCACACGCTGTAGTCAATCCCTTCCACGTATTCCTGGAGGATCACCCTATTCCCGTTCTCTATGATCTTGTATAGATCCTGATCGGATATATAGCGGTTGACTCCACAGCGGTTAAATAGTGAAATATCATATGCTTTCTCATTATCAATGATGCAAAATCCTGTTCCTCCACATTTTCCGGATATCTTGCAGCAAACTTTCATTTTCTTGTTTTTGTACGTCTCGCATATTATTTTCGCAGTATGTACATCATCCGTAGCGTATTGCCTTGGTGCGTACCTTCGGAACATCTCCCCGAACTTCTCCTTATTATTCAGGATGTCCAGTGTTTCAGGACTCGCCACGGAAACTTTTACTCCCATCGGTTCCAGATCTGTCTTATACCGCGCCGCAAGCTCCAATTCCGCTGTGATATACGGCAGAATTATATCAGTGTTGGTTTCTTTGCACACCTTCTTTAAAAACGGGATATAACCTGCATCCGTAATTGGTGGGGCAATATATTGGTGAGCGGTTCCATGATGCAGCAGTTTGTTTGCATCCATATTCACCGCCACAACATTTACTTTTCTTCCATCTTCGTTCTGCGTCAGGCAGTCCACGATTTCTTTCGAATGTTTCGAACAGCCAGTAATAAGTACCGTCAAGTCGCGCATCTTCTTCCTCCTATTGCACATCGGGCGGTTATGTCTGAAAGCTGACCGCGTTCTCTCATAATCTCCTGGATTTCATAATTATCATTCACCATATACATAGCGAGCATAGGAAAAATAAAATTCCCTTTCATCGACATTGAATAGGCTCCGCAATTATGAATCAGGACGCGATCCCCAGTTTTTAACCACCCCATGTATTCTCTATTGATATAGTCTTCTTCCATGCAGGTGTAACCGCATATTACAGTCGGAATATCACTTTTCAAATCCGGTGCAGAAATATTTTCAACCGTCAAATTTTTATAATCTGCGATCATTCCGCAGTCATGAGAACTTACATCCAGAGTAGCCACTCTCTTCATTCCTCGAATTTTTACATTCTGGACAGTCGCCAGGATGGATACTGCATCTGCGATCAGTGCGGTTCCTGGCTCCAGGATCAACTGCGGCATGGATTTTCTTTTCTCATACGTATCCCGAACCAGCGTAGCTACCGTTTCCGCATATTCCCGGAACGTCGGTATATCATCGCCAAACTGTTTTTTAAGTTCTTCATCCATTCTTCCGAATAGGTGTCCGCCGAGGTCGATATACTCCAGTGGATATCCCAGGATATTTTCTACATCCCTTGCGATCCGTAGCATGCGTTCCGTCTTTTTCTTCCAGGTCTGTAAGCTTCTGCTTCCTCCCACGTGGCAATGTATTCCGGCAACGATCTGTTTTGCTTCCGTAATCTTACTCAAAACCTTAAAAAGTTCTGACTCGAGGAAACCGAATCGGCTGTCTTCTTCGCCGATCCTGATGCCAATTTTCACCTGCTTTTCTGCATTCTCCAGAACGCATTTCAATCCTTCCCAGGATTCGACATTGACTTTGCCGTCAAACTTTAAGATGTCCACCATATATTTCCCTGGGATCAGCCCGTTGAAAATAACACGGCCTGTATTGCGTGCTGTCATATAATACGCGAGATCGGCCTCCGTAGACGATACTACCTCCGCATATCCGCCGAGTGTGTCTACCAGCTTGCAAATACCCGGGATATGGTTGGTTTTATAACTGTAGGCGATCCGGGTGTTCGGATAGATTTTGCGAAATTCTGTCTGCAAGTCAACAAAATTTCTTACGAACCGGTCTGCATTGAATAAATAAACCGGTTCTCCATTTGTCACCTCATCGTTACTGAGCAATCTTTGAAATCGCAGCTCCTTATGTTCCATCTATTCCCCATCCTTCCTCTTTCTTCTCTTTCGCTTCTAACTTGACGTTTATATCATCGTACCAAATTGCTCTTGCCTTTATTTTTCTGGTCGGAGTTACGATGGTTTTCTTTCCTTCCAGTCCCAGGTCGCGGATCAGATTCAGATAGTCCACTTCGTTTCTGCATACGATCATCACGTAATCATACTGCTCGTATCGGAGATGTTCCATCGCGTCCAGGTTTTTGTTTTTTGGGCCTTTTTCTTTCGCTTCGATGCCAAGGTCGAGGGTTAAGTCCGCCGTCCACTCAGACAGCAAATTCATATCCCACTCGCCCGCATGGGTGTTATCCTTGATATTGATTGCCCTTAATTCCGATTCTGTATAGCCATACAGTTTTTTCACAAGGACTTTCGCATCTGGATCGTTTCGTTTCATTAATTCCACACGCTGGTTTCCGGCAATAACATTGTCTTCTTCGTCCAGCAAAATCAATCCGAAATCTCCGAGCGTGTCAAGTGACTGCTGCAGCTCTTCGGCTTTCTTCTTTTTGATCTTACGTGGATTTCCAAAACCGTTCTTTATTTTCTGCACCGGAAAATTTTCTATTACCTCAATTCTTTTTTCCATGATTCACTTTCCTTTCTTGTTTTTACACAGCAAAAAGCCGCATCTTTCGACGCGGCTTTCTCTGTAGTTCAGTTACAAGCGGGGAAACACCAGTTTCCATTTTCACCTTCCCGGGCATCAGCCCTTGTGCCCGGGATAAGCGCATGGGAAGAATCGACACGTGTACTGTGTCTTAGCAATCATCTTTGCGGGACTGCTTTTCCGATTGCAATTTACACTATATCACTGGCGTTTCGAATAAGCAAAGGAAAGAAAAAGGAAATCATTTCCGGATCAGTCCCGGATTTCATATAAAACCATGGCATCCAGCCCAAAAAACAGGGTTGTGAGGTCGTTTCTGGCCTCTTTTGCATCCTTCTGGATGTTGCTCAAGTCGGTCTGGTAGATCTCTGCAATCTCTTTCGTGGTTTTCTTCCCGCCCTCTCTTTCCAGGTACATGTACTCGATCACGAACCATCTTCTATGCATAACCTCCTGTGCTGAGTTCAGGCAATTCGTTTTGTAAACATTAAGCATTCGGTCAACATGAGCCATCATGATTTTCACAGCGTTCACGCCTCTGAGCTGCCGATGAATCGTTTTGTCGTCCTCAAATAACTTAAACTTTGTCAGGACTTCCATATTTACAAGAGTCTCATCCACTTCTTCCGCCTGTTCTAAGGTTACAACCGCCTGTTCTGCATAGTCTTTCAGCTTTGTGTAGTTCTCAAGCAGCTTCTTCGTTCGGAAGAGAAGCCCTCTCCACTCTCTTTTCTTTTTCTGGTCTTCGAGGCTGATATACTTCGAAACCCCGTCCTCCACTGCCCTCTGGCAAATTTCCCGCAATTCGTCCTGGCTGAGAATAACTTTCTTTTCCGGTGTCTTTTTCGCCATTTCTGTACCTCCCTAGTGTCATTGACTTTTTAAGATCTTCAGCTTATAATTTTGTGTGCGAACAATTTTCAGAAGATCCTCTGCTTGTCTATGGCACCAGGGGATTTTTCTTGTATTCTTATCTTATAATCTCACGAATAAGAACCAGATCACCGTCACTACCGTCATGGCAACCGCCGCCAGAAGCAGAAGCACCATCAAAATTTTCATCGGAGACTTTTTCACGCCAATCCCGAACGCCATTCTAAGCTTATCTTCTTGTGATAGCGTGACGGTTACCAGCCATCTCACTACAAAAAATAATACCCACAGTACAATTGTCACTTTCCAAACCATTTTTTATTTCTCCTCTCTTTTTGCCTTTTCATTTCTCAGTTTTTCATTCGTTTTCATAGCTTCTTCCAGGATCGCTGCAAGCTCCGCAATTGGAACCGCAATCGCCTGATCTCTCTTTCTGTCGTGGATGCTCAACACCCCGGTTGATACAGCAGCCTTAATACCTACATTCGTTTTCTCCTGACGGATGATGTGCTTGTCCGCCTGGAAAAGTCCCTTTCCGCGGAATTTCGTATACACGCCGACGGTTTCCATGCTTACTCCGTCGATGGGACCATCTTTCGGATCTGATACGTAGCCAAACAAGAAATTACTCATCTTCTTCCTCTCCACCTCCTGCCTCAAAGAACGATGTCTGAAATTCTCCTCTTTTTACTTCGACTCTATCAGTCGTCACCGTGACGCTGACCGCCGAATCATAGTATTCATCCAGAAATCTTCTGAGCGGTTCAGCCGCCGCCTTGACTTCCTTTGCAATTTCCTCGTTTCTTTCCCGCTCTTCTTTCTCCGGGTACAGGAGCTTCTCGTATTCGATCCAATTACTATCAATATACTTCGGCTCCAGAAGCTTTCTTTCCCCTTTGTACTCGACAACCACCTGATCATCTTCTACGTTGACAATCTTTGATGGTTCGTCCATGTATTCTCTTAACCCCCTACCTCCAAATGTCGGGCTCCAGATTTTACCCCGCAAGCCGTCATTGATAACGCACAGGGGATCAAACGGATTGACTGGTTCCATTGTTCGGATTGCCATTTTTCCTACCAGGTCTTTTAAGAACATTATGCTTTCCTCCTTCTACTCTTCGTACTCATAATCATCGTCGTCCGGGATCTCGCGGAAATCTGCGTCAATTGCTCCGTGATGATCTGGCAGTTCCGGTGCCGTTTCTGTGATTCCAGGTGATTCATTTTTCAGGTTCTCCTCAAAATCATCATCAAACATGCTTCTCTGGCCCTCTTCTGGCACGTACCGCAGGATGTATCTTCCAAGCTCCCCCATCCCATACCAGATTCATTCCGGTGTTTTTCTTACCATTCGCCTTATCTTTGAGCGGGACGGTAGTCGTGATAACATGTTCGATCGTCGGCTTGTGAGCTTCAAAATAAACTCCGTGTTCGTCCCGTGCCGGGGTTTTCTCCGTCTGGACATTGACTTTAAGAGTGATACTGCCCTCCTTTGATTCGTTGTTCTCCATGGTACGGAAGAGCTTCTGCAAGAGACGATCGAAATCTTTTCTTGCCGCTTCGAAGACATCGCTCTGCAGCGAGATCTCCTCATAGTTTTTTCTCATTTCATGCTCCCTTCTGCCGTTTCCGGCTTGATTGATTTTATTATGACTTCAACCCTAGGATGCTCTGAATAGAACTTCCTGCATTGACAATCAACGATTTGGGTATCATCGCGGTAAGCAATCTGGTTCAGTGAGTCAGCGATGATTTTAACGACATTATCCATGTCCGGTTTTTTTGTCGGCCGGATCTCTCCGGCCAGCATTGCTGCTTTTTTCTTTTTGGATGCTGATTGCGGGATAGAATAAAAAGCCTTAATTCTCATATCAAGCATCGTACCATCCGGAAACCTGAAGTCTGGATACTTCAAACCGTATTCTGTTTTTACCAGCGTTTCATAATTCACGGTGTCTTTCGGTGTGATCGCATGGCCTGTATTTCTACAGAACCGCGGTCTCCCTTTTCCCTTTGGCTCCCCGAGTATTGTAAATTTAACTTCCATCCTGCCTCCTACTTCGACGTGTCCGCATTTGTCGCAAGATCTTTTGCGTGCACGAAATAATCTACTGCATTCCCTTTTCCTTTTGGTCTCTTATTCTGACCTACGTCATATCCGTTTTTGGCCAGGATTCGGATCACCTCCAGACGGTCATCCATATTGTAGATTCTAAGCTCAGCGTCCCATTTCGGCTCCGGTTCCCATTTTTCCGGTTCGTCGCCCATGACGGTGTTGAAATCCACACCTGCAACTTCCGCAATCTTGTAGATGGTCGATGACAGCACTTCGCTTCCCTTTTCATAGCTGCTCACCTGGCTACTACTCTTACCGATCAGCAGCCCGAATGCCTCCTGCGAAAGTCCCATGCTTTCGCGGATTCTCTTGATGTTTTTTCCGATTGCAATCATGATTTTCTCCTTCTATTTTAGTAACGCCTCCATGGCATCGAAGCGTTCCGCCGCTTCCATCTGCCGGAATGATTCGCCGGACATCTGCACCGGATAACACGCCTCGAAGATTCTGTCGTAGACTCTCTTGTAGCGGATATCCTGGCAATCCAGCATATCGCTCAGGTCAAGATTCGTCGTCAGGATCAGCGGCTTTCCGGCTCGGATCCGGCTGTCTACCACGTTGTATACCTTTTCCAACGCATAATCTGTGCTTCTCTCAGCCCCCAGATCATCAATAATGAGTAACGACGCGCTGTTGAGGATCTGAATATAGCTCGCTTCGCCTTTGGTTCCCTGGATGTCTTGCAGGATTTTCACGAATGATGTCATAATTACCGGGGTGCAGTTCTGCAACAATTCATTTGCGATGCAAGCGGCAGTGTAACTTTTCCCGGTTCCAACTGTTCCGTAGAACAGAAGTCCCTGATTTTTCTTTTTCATCTCCGAAAAGCGCTCCACGTATTTTAAGGACATTGTGTACGCCCGCTTGTTCCCGGAACGAACTTTATATTTAGAAAAGCTCGCTGTCTGGTACTTATTCGCCATCATCGAGGCTGTTTTCATTCTTGATATCGTAATCATACGTTGCTGGTACTCATCCGTTTTTCTTTCCTTTTCCAGCTCTGCAGCGCGACAATCGCAGATGCAAGGAACAATCTTCTCCAGGTTGCCTATCTTGATCTTGAATTGTTTCCTTTTGCCGCAGGCTCCGCAACGGATCATACCATCTTCCCCGACGAAATCCCCGTCCTTAATTGGACTGATTTCGTCTTGTGTATGATTGAGTGGAAGTGCTGATTCTACATTCATTCTGGCTCACCCTCCCCCTTTTCGCTTGTTCGGAACGGATTCGGCATTCCGTTTTCCTCTCCGTTTGGTACTTCCACTGGCTGTTCTTTGGGAACCGGCGCAGGAGCTTTCTTGTCCAGGAAATCTACAAACGGTGTTGTCTCACTCAGAAAAGTTTTCGGATGTTTTATGTATTGTGGATCCGTTCTCTTGGCTTTGCATTCTTTTGCATAATTCACTGCCGCCTGAAGCAGATCCGCTTCCGAGAAACCATCTTTAAGCCGCGCCTGGTATTTTTTGTACGCATTCGCTTTTTCAGCTTTTCTTGGATATGCTGCCCAAAACTTTTCAAAATCCGCTTCGTATTCATTCCGCTTCGACTTACTTTTCTTCTTTTCTGGTTTTTCTTCCTTTGGCTTTTCGGCTTCCTGGTCTTTCCCGTTTCCTGATCTGTATGACCGCATATATTCCGCGCGCTTTGCTCTTTTTTCTTGGAGTGCTGTATAGTAGGATCTCCAATCCGTCCAATCATGCAGGATAAGCTCGCCATCTTTGGTGTCAATCCATCCGCAATCGAGCAAATTTTGTGTAATAGCCGAAACCCGTTCTTTTTCCTCACTCAGAAATCCCGCGCGGATCGCTTCCTCAACATCGCTCATATCCCCGGCGACGATTTTTCCGTCCTGATCCGCATTGTCCAGTGCCCACAGCCACAGCCGCACCAGAATGCCGATTGCCTCGTTTTGAGATATTTTAGATTTTTTGGCAAAATTCCTTAACTTGCCTCCGATCAGGCTCTGATCCACAGCAATCCACGCCATTTCTGGCACCTCCTCTTCGTTGCATAATTCATTCAGATCATAAACTTGCTGTAAGGTCTCCAATCCCAATCGCTCCTCTCAGAACCTTTGTATCTCTACACCACAAACACTGTTCACAGCGTTCCGGCTTCACTTTTCCACTCTTAACCTCCAGGATTCTCGGCATACAGGTTTCAACTCTTCGCAGTGCTTCCTGCAGGTAGTTGTCGTGAATGTAGATTACCTCAATGTCGATCGCCTCTTCCTTTGAGATCCCGGCGATGTAGAACGGCAATTTCTTCCCGGTGTTCTGCCGGACGATCTCCTGATAGATCGCACCCTGAACATCGTAACCCCAATATCTGACAAAATCTAAATAGCCGATGTCCGGAACGTATCCGAACTTTGTGAGTGACTGCATATATTTCAGATCGACGATCGCCTTTCCCGGATGGTAGCTGTCCATCTTGATCTTCCACTTTGCTCCAAAAAGTTCCCCGGTCATAATGACCTGTTTTTCACCGCTCATGTACTCCTGGAAAAGAGGATCTCTCATACTCCGGGCAATCGCCCGCTCAGCCTTTGCAAAGTTACTTCTCAGTTCTCCTTTCTGCGTGAACATTTCCGGGTGTTCCTCTTTGAACTTATCCAATGTTCCCTCATAGAAAGCATCTACGTAGCTCCCTTCCAGAAGAGCTGTCCTGTTCGGCTCCCGGAATTTGCCTTGAATTTTCGCCATTGCGCATTCCTCGCATCCCACTTTTCCGTAAGTCCCGGCAAAATCTTTAAACTGAGACACCGACATATACTCATAATTGGCTATATCGGAGTAATAATTTTCTGATGTTAATTCAAAACTCATGTTTATACCTCCTCATAGTCAATTCCCATTGCCTTGATGTACTTAATTACCTTCTGGTAATCTTCCAGCGAACCAATAATTTTGATAAGTGGCACGGCTGATTTACCGCCCGGCTTCTGGTTCTCGATAGGTATCGAAGAGGCTGTACTGGTAGAAGGTTTTCTTTCAATATCAGCAATCTCTTTCGTCATATCTGACTTAGGCTGCTCTGTATGACTTGAAGTTTGAGTGACTTTTGGCTGCTGATTCTGAGCCGCAAGCTCTGCTTCGCGTCTGGCGATTTCCTCCTGGCGTCTGCGGCGTTCCTCTTCCTCGCGTTTCTTTCTTTCCTCCTCTTCCTGCTGTCTTTTCAGGATAGCCGCCTCCTGTGCTCTCAACTCCTGGACTTTCTGCATTGCATCGGCAAGTCTCAGGTTCATTTTATATGCAATCACGGCGTAGGTTCTGAATCTTTCTTCAATGCCAGCGATCACCTGCAAATCAGATCGGATTGCATCTGCTTTTGCATCAATAGCTGTCTGCCACTCTGTTTTTTTTGCTGTTGCATTTTCCCAGCGATCATCGTAGATTGCGTTCATCGCCTTATCTGCAATCTCCTGTTCGATGCCGCCGAAAGAATCATACATATATTTCCGAATCACATCTCTTGCTTTTCTTCTTCTGGCAGTTTCATACTCTGTCAGGCGCTCATCAATAACGTCGATCGGTTCTTTGATAATTGTCATCAGCTCTTTTGCCTGTGTTTCAATCAGCTCGTATGGCTCCAGACATTTTTTCTTGATTTCAATTTTTCTGGCATTCACCGATTTAGAAAGATTATTAAGCATTGCTCTGTCTTTCTTTGCCTGACCGATATTAGAATCGTCATAATTCATTTTTTTGTAAACTTCTAACGCGCTTGTGATCGACTTTTTCAGTTCCTCATAGTTCCATGTCACTGTTCCTGGTGTCTGCTCTACTACTACCTGTAATTCATTCATTCCCATGCTCTCCTTATAATTACTTAAATGGTAATTCTACATCTGAAAAATCCTCTGGCATCATAAATGCTTCATTCGGAATGCTGTGCGGCTCCGCATCTACGGGAATCGGTTCGCTCTCCTGATTTCCCTGAAATTCCTGAACTGGCATTGTTGCTTGCGGTTTCTGTTCAATTGCTTTCTGTTCCGGCGCAAATGCATTTACTACAGGTTCGGATCCCGGAAGCTGTGCTGTCCGCTGTCCGCCGCCAGATGACTTGTTTTCAAATTCAAAGCCGGATCCCTCCTCATAAGCCTTAATCATTTCCACTTTATCCAGATTCAGGTCGATCAGCTTACTCAATCGGCGGATGACCGTTTTTTTGCACATTTCACCAAAAGATTCCTTCCATGCCTGGCTATTCGCCGCTTTTGAGTAGACATCTTTTGTGTGTCGAATCTCTTCCACGCTCATACTATCGTACTTAATGGTTCCATCCACATACATGACTACCGCAAATGCTCCGATGATATCTTTGTTCGAGAATGGAACTGGCTTAAAGTTCAGTTTCTGAACGCCTGCCTCCACTCCTTCATCGTAGACATCTCCCTCCCGGACTACTTTTGCGTAGATGTCTTTGATCGGATCGTCGCTGAACCGCTTGCAGACTTTAATCTCGCCTTTGTAATCGGTTTGGAACGTCATTTCGCCCTTGTAAGGGATCGCATAACATTCCCCGTTCAGGAAATCCAGCCCCAGGTACGCTCCCTTTATCATACAGAGCACGATCGAATTGATATCAACTGTCTGGAGCTGTTCTCTTTTCTTATAATCCTTCATCATATCCCTGATTACCGTGATACAGTTCAGGGCGAATCTCTGCTGATTGAATCCAGGCGGCATGGCGTCCTTTTTTTCAGTCAACATTTTCATTAACTGCCCCTGGATCTGATCCAGGTACTGATCTGTCGTCATCTGTCCCATGCTCATTCCTCCTCTTCATATTCGACCAGGCTCTCCCCCGGTGTGCAGAAAACCTTGTATTCCGTAATCAGGACAATCGGGAAAGCGCACACTTCAGACCCGATTGCGTCTACGCTGTGTCTTTCAAAAGCAACCAGCTTATTTGCCTGGATCTGAATTACGGCCGCGATCGCGATCATCGTCAGCACCTTAACCAACTTTTTTATTTTCATCATAAGCCCCCTGTGTAAAGATTCCTAAGTCAACTGGTTTCTGCTTTTCCATAGCCTTTATAAGCTCTTCGTCGCTGTTGATTCCATATTCATCAGCCAGCAACTTTCTCAGTTTTTCAGCAAGTCCCATCCTTCATACCTCCGTATTTTTTCAGATACATCCTGAGTTCCATCACGTCATCTGCAAACTCAGACAGCTTTGTCACGACTGTGCGCAAGGATTCTTCCTCTCCCGGATCCAGTTTTCCGTCGCTTGCAATACTCAGAAGTTCTTTTTTGATTTCATGCAAAGTATCATCGTCGGCGTGATTCAAAAGGCTGCAGGTTATCTGCTCAATCCCTCTTATCTGAGTTGCGATGTTTTTTCGGCGTCCGATCGGGCAATCATTCTTGCAATAGCACGCTTCCAGTTCCGGTGCGCCGTAAAGATCGGCCATTCGAACCACAACGTCTGTCGGAACCGGTGTCAGCCCTAATTCATAATTGCTCAAGCTCGAAACCGAAATGTTCAGCATTTCCGAAGCTCCTTCTCGGCTACTCAGCCGATCATTGTATTTTGCGGCTTCTTTTCTGCATTGAAAATAGATACTTCCGCCACAGTTCATACACTGTTTTTCCATGTCAAAACGTCCTCTCGTGCGTTACTATGTAGTCATACCGTAGTTGTGTCACTATCCTGGATCCCGAGAAAATCCGAGATCTTTTTTACGGCCATTGTACTGTAGATTCTCCCGTTAATGATCGAGCTCAAGTAGCTTCGGTTCATTCCGAGCATTTTTGCCATCTCTGTCGTGGTGATATCCTGTTTAATCATTGCAATCTTGGCGTTTTTACACCACGGAGAAAGTTTTTTTTCCATGACTTACCTCCTTTTTCTTCTTGTCATACCAAACATTTGTTGGTATACTAATAGTGCGTCTTAATAGTCAAAATGATTATGTTTTGTAGTTTACATTTGTTAGTATAGCTCACTGTGGTGCGTTCGTCAAGCGTTTTTGCATCTTTTGGTGAGTTTTTAGGAGGAAATTATGTTTTACGAAAATTTGAAAAGAATTTGCGATGAAAAAGGAACTACGGTGACTGCCGTACTGAAGGCTTTAAACCTCAGCACCGGAAGTACAGGAAAATGGAAAGCCGGATCAGTTCCGTCGCTCGAAGCAGTTGAGAAGATAGCTGCGTACCTTGGCGTTTCTATTGATGACTTCTCTGACGTTATGATTGATTATTACAAAACTCATGGAAAAAAGCTCGAGAGTGTTTACGGAATTGATGAAGAGTGGGCGGGGATCATTTCGAGCATCCCGGTTGAGCGTCAAGAACTCTGCAAAGATTTCCTGAGAACTCACATGTCGGCTCCAGATAAGTTTCTGGAGAAAAAAAGGGGATAATCGCATTTCCATATTTTTCCTGGCGCAAGGCGCAGAAGGGAACAGATGACACAACCGAATAAAATCTTTTGGAGGTCATTATGCAAGAATGTGAAAAAGAGACAGCTCCAGAAAAAGAGGAGTTGATCGAAGAATTGCAACGTCTTCTGGCGTGCTATCAAATCGCAAGCCGGGACGACAAGCAGGTGGTTTGGGCGGCGTTGAATAAATATATGCCGCAGATAAAGCAAGTATAGCCCCGTGTAGGGGCTATTTCTTTTTACGGAGGGAAATT